TTAAGCGGTAAAAGTAATGTTGACGGAACTACAGTAGTATACTATACTTGGGATACACCAGATGTAGTAATTAATAATGGGGATAATGTTTGCTTGGAATGGTCAGGAACAGTCCCAGCTACTAATACACCAACCCCTACTAGTATTACAACTACTAATACACCAACACCAACCAGTATTCCAGCTACAGCTACACCAACACCAACTCCAACAGCGTGTTATGAATGTAGTGATGGTTGGCAATCACTTAGTACATTTGATTATTCTTATGGTACTTATGCTGATATAGCAGTTTGTTCTACTGATGGAGCTAGTAATACCTTATATTGGTCAGTTCTTGATAGACCAAATAGAATTAATATTTACTCTAATGGTAGCGTAGATTATACTACAGGATGGCAAGGAACTGCAAATTATGCAGGACCATGGGGATCCAGCTTAAATACATTAAGTACAGGAAATGCTTCATTCACTTGGGGAAGTACATCAAACAGGTTAGTACGTATTGAATATGGACCAGCAGATTCATCAAATCAAATAGCAGACGCTGTTGAGTTTAACATAGTATGTAATACCTCAGCTACAGCAACTCCTACACCAACACCAATACCAGTAACTAATACCCCTACCCCTACACCAGCTCCTGCAACAGCTACACCAACACCAGCTCCTGCAACAGCTACACCAACACCAACTCCTGCACCATTAGGATGTTTTACATATTCAATCCAAAATAATGACCAATCTCAAAACTTAACATTCCAGTATAGAGATTGTGATGGAAATTTAATTCAAAATCAAATAGTTACAGCAGATTCAGGTACACCTGATTTCTGTGCTGAAGAAGGAAGTGTAAGCAGACAGAGTGGAACCTTTAGTTGGGTATTAACGACTGAAGCAACAACATGTACAGTAATTCCAGCAACAAGTACACCAACACCTCAACCAGCAACAAGTACACCAACACCTCAACCAGCAACAAGTACACCAACACCTCAACCAGCAACAAGTACACCAACACCTCTCCCTAGTGTTCCAAGCGAAACGTTAGGGGATGGAGCAACCAACACCGACGCATGTAATGACTTTGCAACAGGAACAGGAACAGTACGTTACTTAGATGATTTCTTTCCATTCGCTACAGTAATATATAGAAATTCAGATGGAACAGGTACTGCTGCTGCAGGGTATTATTCCGATGGAGGAGTCTGGAGATACTGGAACGGAAGTGCATTCACCTCTAACGGTAGCTGTGAAGTATATGGAGGACAGCTTTAAATTAAACTAAAACAAAATGTGGTTATATAATACAAAACTAGTTACAGAGATTTCAGATATGCCCGTAAATACTTACGGGTTCATATACGAAGTAGTACACATATCAACCGGTAAAAAATATATTGGTAAAAAAGTTTTATATTTTGAAAGGAATAAAAGACTTGGTAAAAAAGCCCTCGAACAATTAAAATTAGAGAGAAAAGAAAAAGGTATAGGAGGAAGAACCCCTCTTAAACAAAAAATAATTACTGAATCAGATTGGAAGACATATTACGGTTCTCATGAGGATATAAAAAAAATACTCAAAGAAGATGGACCAGATAGTTTTAAAAGAACTATCTTAGAGTACGTACCTAATAAGAAGCTTCTAACATATTATGAATGTAAATACCTATTTATAAAAGAGGTACTAGAAAACCGAGATAATTACATTAATGATAATATACTCGGTAAATTCTATAGAAAAGACTTTAACTTATGATTAAATTAAAAAACATAATCGGATATCCATCTCTAAAGTACCATATAGACAATGGACTCTCTTTATATGAGAATGTCTACCGTTACTCTAGTGATGCCTTTGTTAATCTATTTGCTGAAGCTAGAGAAGCTCTTAGCAACGAGGAAATAGAGTTATCTGAAGAAGATCAAGAACTATTAGAAACAACTGATATTGGAGAATATGGAGACTATAATGGTATGAAAGTACCTTTAGATCTTCCAATGGTATCTTCAAAGTATAATCCTTTATTTGAAATCGGAACTTATATTGATGAGATGATGGAGAATGAAGATCTTTTAGATGAAGGAGCCACCTTAGAAGGTATGATCGACTTCGATGAAATAAAAGAACTTTGTGATTCAATTGGAGTTAACATTAATATGGAGCAGTTTAGAAAAGCTGTTAAACATAATAATGAGAACTTAGACTATAATGGCTTTGATATGATTAAAGCTTCAGTAGATTATATCCCAGAAGCCGAGTATAAAGGAAAGAAAGTTCAATTAAATAAACCTAAAAGAGGAGGTTCTAAAAAATTCTATGTTTACGTTAAGAACCCTAAGACAGGAAATGTAAAGAAAGTTTCTTTTGGAGATACTGGACTTTCAGTTAAGTTTAAACAAAAAGGAGCTAGAGCTTCATTTGCAGCTAGACATAAATGTGCTGCTAAAAAAGATAAAACAAAAGCAGGATACTGGTCTTGTAATATCGGGCGTTATTGGAAATCATTAGGAGGAAGTTCAAACTTTAGTGGATACTGGTAGACCTTACATAGAAGAATTAAAAGATGGTTATATTATTAGAGAGTTCTCTGATAAAACTCCTTCTATGGAATTTGTTTGGCATAGAGATCGAAATGATAGGTTAATAGAACCTCTTCATAAAACTGATTGGAAATTTCAATTAGATAATGAGGTACCAACAGAATTAAATCGTATATTTATAAAAGCAGGAACTTACCATAGATTGATTAAAGGTACAGGTAACCTGACTTTAAAAATAAAAGAATCATGAAACTAATCAATATACTATTACAGGAAGAATTAAAAGAAGGTTGGAATGACCAGGCAGTAAAAGATAAATTGTCTCAAATAAACTACGATACGATTTCATCCTACTTCAACGGTAAGAGATTCTCAGCTCCAAATCCTGATGACAGTCTAAGACAGATTAACGATGAAAGAGATTGGAACGATTGGAAAGAAGGTACTATTAAGAAGTGGGGAGATGTAGAAGTAAAACTAGATAATACTGCAGTTTGGTTTGATCAAGTTAAAATACTAGATACTGCTTTTTCTAAACGGAAAGCTGATTATACAAATAATAAAGCAGCATGGCTTGATTCTGAAAGAAAAGCTGGAAAGACTTCAGGCTTAGATTAAAACATTATGAAACTAGCAAGAATACTGTTATCCGAAATATTACAATCTACTCCTGAATTTGATAGAGAGATTGATAAGATTGTTGACCAAGGAGGTAGGCATTTAGGAGCAGGCGATTATGGTTCAGCATACCTTTTAGGAGGAAAAGCAGTTAAAGTTACTACAGACGAAGTAGAATTAGAACATGCCGAAATACTTAAAGGTAAAAAAACAAATAACTTTGTCTACATATACGATGTCGAGATATTAGAACCTAAACTTGGAATCATAGAGATGGAAGTTTTAGGAGAATTCAAAGGAGATATTCCTGACGAATTTGTAGAGGCTACTAAAGCCGAAGCCGAAAGATTTGGCATAGACCCGGACGAATTAGACTTCATAGGTGATAATATAATGATTCACCCAAAGTCCGGTAAGTTAAAAATGATCGACGTTTAGTTGGTAGTTTAAATAAAAGTTCTTATCTTATATAAAGATACGGACGAGTTATGGACTATACATTTTTATTAGGATCCATTGAGAATTTATTAGGTAAGAGTAACAAGAGAGCTAGAGATAACTACGCTTTCCATTGTCCTTTTTGCAATCATCGCAAACCTAAATTAGAAATCAATATGGCAACCAACGAAGAAGGTAAGAACTTCTGGGAATGCTGGGTATGTCAAACTCGTGGAACTACTATCCGATCTTTACTTAAACAACTAAAAACACCGAGAGACCAAGCACAAGAAGTATTAAAGTACCTACCTAAAGGTACCTACATTGAGTATAATAAAATCAAAGCAGTAGAACTTCCTGAAGAGTTTCAACCTCTTTATAGTGCTTCAACAACCTCAGTAATTGCTAACCAAGTAAGAAAGTACTTATATGACAGAGGACTTACCGATAATGATTTTATTAAATATGGTATTGGATACGCAACAAATGGACTCTTTGGGGGACGAATTATTTTTCCAAGTTATACTGGATCGGGACAACTCAATTTTTTTGTTGCAAGAAGCTTTGACGGTAACTACTATAAGTATAAAAACCCCGAAGCCTCCAAAGACATAATATTTTATGAAAATTTAATAAACTGGAATGCACCTATAATTCTATGTGAAGGTGTATTTGACGCAATAGCTATAAGACGAAATGCTATACCGATATTAGGTAAAGCAATTTCTGATTCCCTATATAAGAAAATATTAACCAGCCCAACTAATGATATCTATATAGCTTTAGATACAGACGCAAGAACAGCTGCAATTAAGATAGCAGAACAATTTTTAAATCTCGGTAAAAGAGTTTACTTGATTAACCTAAAAGAAAAAGATCCAAGTGAAATGGGCTTCAAAGCTTTTACTGAGTTAGTACAAACTGCAGAAGAGTTAGACTTAAGTAGTCTAATGATGCACAAATTAGACCTATGATAAGACAAGGTACAAACATTTTAAAAGAGAATGCAAAAAACAGACTAGATTTTAATCCTGAATTAAAACAGATTAACTTTCTAGATAGAAGAGTTTACAAGAGAGGTGAAGGAGTATTTTACCCGTCCGTAACTACAATACTCCAGTATATGCCCAAGAATAAGTTTTTCGACAACTGGTTGAAAGATGTTGGGCATAACGCCGATCTTATTTTAAGAAAAGCAGGTAAAGAAGGAACTCAAGTTCATGAAGCGGCTGAAAAGCTAGTTTTAGGGGAAGAAGTTTCTTGGATGGATGATTACGGTAACGCTAAATATTCTCAAATAGTTTGGGAAATGATTTTAAAGTTTGCCGACTTTTGGAAAACACATAAACCTAAACTAATATCATCAGAGCAGTTTATATGGTCAGATGAACATAAGTATGCCGGTACAGCAGATCTTGTATGTGAGATGGACGGAGAAGTTTGGTTACTAGATCTAAAGACATCTAATTCACTACATAGAGCTTATGATTTACAGTTAGCTGCCTATGCAAAAGGTATGGAAGAGGTAAGAGGTCAAAAAATAGATAGAACAGGTATCATTTGGTTAAAAGCTTCTTCTAGAGGACCTTCTAAACAAAAAGGAGTATATCAAGGTAAAGGTTGGAAGATAAAAGTTGTAGATGAGATAGAAAAAAACTTCGACTTATTTCAGACAATATATAAATTATATAAGTTAGATAACCCTACAACAGAGCCTATCTACCAATCATACCCTACTACTATAAAAATTTAACTATTTATAATAAACTATTATGAAGAAAGCTTGTACTTTAGTAATATTATTCGTATCTTTAGTAAGCTGTAATTCATTACAGTTTCAACTGTCAACATTAAACCATGTCTCTTCTAGAGCTAGTTTGAGAACGACACAACAACCTAGAGTAAACGTATTTACAAATTATTATGATTTCAACTATAATACTTTTTTACTTAGACACGATTACTACTGGAACAGTTGGAACTACAACTACAATTGGAGATACCCAGATTACAGATGGGCATCTGATGATTGGTGGTATGGTATTAATTCTAGGATTTATAGGCCGTATGTTAGACCGCTGGCTCAACCGTTACCAAAACCTAAAATTAGAAGACAACAACCAAGACCAAGAACAAGAGTAAATAATACATTAACTAATGATCAAATTAACAGACTTAATATTAGAAGCCAAGAACCAACCCAAAGCCGTAATAATGGCAGGAGGAGCGGGATCAGGCAAGTCATACCTACTCAACCAGTTAGATCTAGGCAGCCTAGAGCAGTTCAACCCAGACAAGTACGTAGAGGACAAAAACCACCCGTACTACAACAATCTAGGAGCATCCAGCGTTCAAGTGGAGAAGGACGTACTAGCAGCAGCAGAAGACAAAATTAGCCTAGTTTGGGACACTACAGCTTCTGGAGTTAAGTTTGATCAAAACTTAGACAAGTTGCTTAAAAGTGGATATGACGTGTATATGGTTATGGTATATACCCATCCTATGATTTCTTATATTTCTAATTTTGCTAGAGGTAGGAACATACCAGGCGTATCGGTATTTACCACTTGGAGAAATGCATACCAAAAGATAGCAGACTTTAATAAAAAACTAAAAGGAAACTTCTCTATATTTGTAAACG